ATTATGACTATATTGTTGAGTGGCCGAAACAATCTCAGTTGGAGTATTTCCTGTGAATACACTCATAGCTCGTATCCCAAGAAGTTCCATAACAGCAGTATTCTTATAATAAGGTTGAGATCTTCCACCGTTATTCGCTACATAGAATAGACCATTGGCAATGCCAGCCAATGCAGGTCCTCCGGCTGTGGCATTTTCGGGACAACTAACAAATCTATGATGGCCATCACTTGTTCCACCTACGTCCCAGAAATGATCCAGATTAAGATATGTGCCTAAATGAGTAGTATTATCCTGTAAAATACTCTCATTATCTTTTACGGATTTGCTGCCGTCTGGGGCTGTTGTATTCCATACCATTTTAACCTCTTAAAACCTTGGTTTTGCTCTACTTAATTTTCTTTGGTTATGAGTTCTTGTTAATAAAAGCTTTCTTTCACGAGTGAAAGCAGATTTAATTGGTGCTACGGATTCAGGTTCGAAACGATAATCCATTGCGTAATCAAGCGCTGCTCCATAAGCAATGTATCTCATCCAATAATCAAAAGGTAGATTGCTTGTTTGTGTTAATGAAGACAAATACTTATATCCATAGATATATACGGTATATGTATCGTCAGGAATCGTTCTAAAGACCATTTCCGTGCCGTAGAATAGCATTTCAGTTGGATAGCCTTCTATGAGTACGTCTTCGTTATTAACGCCCCAATATGCATAGAATTCCCCGGGGTCTTGATAGACCTTTAATCTATTCCATGAGATAGACTCAGCGGGGGGATCCGTTAAAGTAATAAAAGCCTCCAATGATATATTAACGAAATCATCGTCCGCTCCTACATCATTGAAGGTATAAGTATCAGTCCCTGAAGTGATCTCAAATTCAAGCGTTCCATATTGCTCGAAAAGCCTAACATCGTTAGACATCGTTAAGGTCATAAAATTGTTTATGTATTTAAGCAATGTCGTGTCTGAAGAATCAGGATCGTTTTTATTACGCCTTCCTATTGCTAAACGCATCGTATTTAAGCTGTCACTTACTAACTGAGCCATTTTAATCCTCGTATATTGTTCTTAAAGCAAACCGCGGATTCATTGAAACTTTTTTCGTTTCCCTTGAACCATCCGGATGGTCTACCCAATCCCAATTGGGAGTTCCCTTTTTTGCCAGATATTCAACTACGCAGCGAGGTAGTTCATATGTCTTGCCGGGAATCAATGTTTGCTGAAAATCAATTATATCATTCGAAAGCCTAACAGGAAGAGGGTTTGTCGGTTGATCCTTTCTGTTGAAAACGATCTTTTCTTTAGGATGTAGTTCGATAGGGCATGGTTTAGCAGGATATCTCAAAACACCAAGCTTCTTGTTGATAGCTCTAGCTTCACGATTATAACGCACATAATCGGTTAATGTTTCTAAAGGCATATCTTCTATTGGTAACTTTTCCTTTTTAGGAGCTTCCTCTAATATTTTATCAACGTTAGCGGGCTGTTCTAAACTTCTGGTCTTAGCCATCTTTTTTCCTTTTGTTAAAAAGGCTCCCATAAAGAGAGCCTTAGATTAATTAGCAGTCAATCACCATCAACCGATATCACCCAAGTTAGTGACTTGGCCAAATTTGGTAGCCTTCACGAAGAGAACGTCGCCGTCCCCGCCGATACAATCTGTGCCGATGGTTAGCTTATAAGTAATAGGATCATATTCAAATGCTGAACTATAATCTTGAGTTCTTGTAATGCCAATAACACTTCCACCTTCAACGTATGCAACATAAGCGCTAGAATCAATATCTTCGCCTGTTAATACGTCCTGAAGTGAAAAAGTATCAGCTGTAAGAACAGTTACTGAATAACGATTGTCATTCAATTCATTCATACCACGAGCTGTTGGCATTTCAGAGCCAAGGTCGGTAATACGAACTTGCATTCCTGTTGATAGTCCATGAGCAACTGCAGTAACTACGCAAGGATCAGCTTGTGTGATTCCTGTGATTGCTGTCCTATAAGAAGTTACTCCACCAGTTGTGTTAGCAGGAGTAAATCCGTTTGTAGTTCCTTGAACAAAGTTATAAGCGTTTCCACCATCACTTTTAAGAACTTGCATCTTATAAGAATAAGCTGCCGTAGTTTGATCTTTTAGCCAAACAGCATAAGGGATTCCACCAGCTGTGCTTGTCCAATCAGTAAGATTGTACACTTCAACCATATCGGCATCGAAACCCAAAGTTAAGGTGTATGCAGCGCCTCCGGAGATAAGCTGAAATCCTTCGGTCATTGTTTGACCTTCTTTTAAATCTGTCATAGTTATTTCATCTCCTCAATTAAGCTTTTGTAGAAAGCAAGGTTACGATGTGTGAGTCATCAAGAATTGCAGCATTGAAATTTGCAGTGAATCCCATTGACTGGAAACGGTTTAGATAATCATTGAATCCAAGTGGCTTCATGATCATTTCAGTAGAAACTTCGTCGATTCCGACGTAACCATAAGCATTAGCACCAACAAATGTATTGTTGTAAACAGGTGTGGCATCTGAAGAAACTTCAACTAAAGTAGAAGTGACCCATCTAGCTTCATCAGTAGCTCCGAATTCCGCTTGTAGTACCGCTTCTTGCGAACCATATTGTGAAGTTGGCATGAAAGAATCTAGTGCTCGAATATCAGGCTTAACTTTAACGTGAGCCGTTACCCAATAAGCCGCTTCAACAGGTCCGGTTCCGAACCTTGAGGTTCCTTCAACAGTCGGCGTCATCTTTTCAGTGTTGTTTTCGTCAAGATATGCAATAGCACGGTCAACGTCCGTTTGAGTCAACTCAGTAATCGCATTTCCGTTAACCCCATTTAAGCATGAGATCTCAGATACTGAAGAATCCCAAACATCACGCGTAACTTTATCAAGCATTGTATGCATGCATTGAGAAAGGTTATCTGCTGTTTCAGCTGCTGTATCGTCTTCTACGACAAGAAGAACCTTGCGAGATAGAAGAACGACTTTACCAAACTCTTGTACAGTTACGTTAATATCGAATTTGTTTACTTGTTCCGGTGCAGGATCTGCATCTTCAGATAACACAACAGGATCAGAATTCAAGTTGTCTTGTCTTCTGAATGCCATTGTATCAGTATTTTTCTGAGGAAGCATGAAAGATCGTCCAAATAGATTGTGGACGTTATGACGCTTTGATCTTTGAAGCAAAGCCCTATGAGCCCAACGATCACCCATTGAGTCATATGTAGTTGTGGTAGTTACTCCCATAGTGTCTCCTTGTCGGAAACCTACCTACGGCGACGCTTTGAATTCCTCCATTCTCGATATTCGGCATCTGTCATGGTCATAACATCCACTGATTGATTCATAGCTGCGGCCTTAGGCATTCCCGAAGGTGAGTTCGGAGCCTCTTTCTTAGGCGGTGCAGTCTGTGATAATGCAGCTTTCTGCTTTGGTGTTAATTTATCCATAAGCTCCCATGCTTCTTCATATCGATTCGGAGCTGCTTCTATTGCTCTCGCTAGGTGCGGTTTCTTTTTTAAAAAGTTAGCTAATTTTTCATTAACAATTTCCGCTTTCTCCGGGTTCTGACGAATCCAAGACTTTTCTTCAACATCACGTATCATTGCTTGACGTTGTTGTTCCATCTCTCCTCGAGTTACTGGCTCGTAGGCGCTTTCGTCTTCCTCCTGCGGCTTTTCTTGCATCATTTTTAATTGATGCTCTCTATATACCTTAAGCTCTTGTTCAGCCTCTTGCCTCTTTCTACGCTCCTTTTGAAGAGCCGTTAAAGGAACTTGCTGTTCTTTTTCTTGAGCTTCTTCCTGTTGGCCACCCTCATTCTCTTGAGGTTCTTGAGCTACTGCTTCTTGCTCAACATTCTCAACAGGTTCTTGTTTGTCTTCAGCTACAGTTACGGTATCTGTGCTCATTTTTTACTCCCGTAGTTTGCGTGACACAGCCTGTCACGATGGCATTGCGCCCTTTGCTTGACGGTAGGCGACACCTTCTTTATTAAATTCTACTTTAAGCTTTTCTCCCGGTTTCTTAGGAGGGACCATCCAAAGAAGTTCCTTAACTCCTTTCTTATTATCTACCCAATACACAAGTGTATTAGACATAAATCCAGGTAATTTAGAAGTTATCTTAGGAGCATCCACTTTAAAAACCGTGGGATCAAGTTTGTCAAATTTAGCATGGAAAGTTAGGAAATAAGGAAAATCTAAATGCTGGTGTTCATTAACTGCTTTATTTACCAAATCATCTATAGATTTTTTTAACGACTGTTTCTCGTCGATAAACTTCTCAGGTAATATAAGCCCAGATATCGGATCTTTCCTTAAAGCCATTATTACATTCCGCTTTTTCCGCGTAAGGAATCATTTTCCATATACGCTTTTTTAAGCAGTCTATTTGCTTTTTGAGCATCCGGATTGGAACTAGGTCCAATTTCAGACTTTGTCATTTTAGGAGCCTTTACAGGGTTTGTCTTAGAGCTGTAAATTCCTTTAGGACTAGTCATAGATGACATTTTTTTCATTTGTCCTCCTGATTATTGTTGAGGGGTTTGTTCTTGTTGATTACTTTCTTCTTCCGAATCAACCTCAATCTTTGCATCTTGCATTTCCTTTTCTTGCTTCATTTGATCGTGTATCGTATTTAAGATATTTAAGGCTTGTATGATTCTGTCTTCATTAAGCTTGGCTATTTCCGTTGTTGCTTTGGCTCTATCTAGCTCTGCTTGTGCTATATTCTGAACGGACTCAGAAGCCCTTTCGGCTCTTAAGCCTTCATTTGCATCAGCGCGCGTTTGTCTTTCTTGTGCAAGTGCTGTTTTTTCGTCTGTCGAAGCTTGCATGAACTCTTGTTGCTGTTGAGCTTGTAGTTGAGCCATTTGTGATTGTTGTTGTTCTTGCTGCATGATTGCTTCTTGTAACTCAGTTATATTGGACATCGGAAGAGATTTGATGATTTCCGTTTGCGGAACGTCTACGATACCTTCACGTTTTAGATTAACTAATTCATAGTAGTAAGCATCTTTTTGTGACGCCGATCTCACACCTTCTTTGATTAAACAATCGTATTGTTCAAATTCTTGATCATAGAATTGTTGCGTCGGTTCTTCGCCAAGGATTCTTTTTACTTTTTCAGGAGGATATTTGCTTTGAATAGTCTTAAGAACTAACCCTGCTAGAATTTTTTGAGACAATTCTATATTATCAAACACTTTACGATTACTTCTTAGACCTTGACCTATCCGAACTTGAGCCAATCTTCCCGAAATCTGAGTATTTCCTTTATCATCAATGCCAAGAACCGACTCATTCACATTTGCAAGCGTTAAGGTCAATTGGTCTAAGATGTTTTGATACTCAATTAAAGCGGGGTTAGCTGATCCGCCTTGTAGCTCCTGGACAGAATTCAGCCCCTCGGGAGCGTTTTCTGGATCAACGCCAATTATCTTGTTTTGCCCTGATTGTTGTAGATCTTCCACATCGGGAACAGCGCCTATTAGGTACTTGTAACCGGTTGAGATGGTACTATCCATCATATCAACAATTTTCATGTGACGCTTGTTAAATTGGCGTTGGGCGGAATATAGCGTAGAGGCTAACCCCTGAATTCTTTGCGATGGTTCCCATATGCTAGGTTCCATGTAACAAATAATCGGAACAAAGGGATATGTTTCAACAATTCCCGTTTGATCTTCTCCCGTAAAAACAAGAATTCCATTTAACATTACGTTCAATTCGACAAAGTTTCTTTCATGAGTTTCAATTCGTACAAGAGGGGGTAAATCATTCGGATCAATTCCCAATAGATTTGCTTCTTCATGAAGCTTTTTAAGCCTGTTTATTCCCATTTTAAGGGCTTTCTTTTGATCCGCATCAATTTCGGTTATATCACGATAATAACCGCTATTTGGATCGACAAGAAATTCTCGTGGTCGTGTAGTGTGTTTGTAATATTGATCATATGCAAGGAGATTTCTGTTTTTTGATAGATTTGTGAAATTTGGCTGATAGGTCAGGAATTTGTTATCCCGATAAGTTCCATAGATGTCTTCTATTTCTTTAGCGGATATGTTTGGCAGTAGTTGTTTTGCTGCTTCTTTACTGATGAGATCACGGGTTATTGCAAAAGAACAATCTGTTAGATCGATATTTTCAAAGTTAGGATCCAAGAAGAATGAATTATACGTTCTTTTGAAGAATCTAATATCTCCATTTATAAAGTCTTTGGAATAATCCATTCGAACACCACAAAGCGAGATTCCCGATTTCATTCCTTCATCGGCAGCATCAAGAAACGTATTATAGCCTAAGCCTCTTTCCCAAATATCATATTCAAGATCCGTAAATTGATCGGCTGTTTTTTGGTCGGAGCCTTCAACCGGTGAAATTACTATGCTGTTTAGGTTGTCTCTAAGATATCCGGAGAAGAATTGCAAGGGTCTTCTCATGATATTCAATTCTAGAGGCTCTCTTCCCTCTTTTTGAAGCTCTTTAAGCTCACTTTGAGACCACGTTTGACCACTAGCCGCTAGCGTGTAAACTTGAGAGTTTCGAATGTATGAATTCCAAAAGTCATGTGCATATCGATAGTTTTCTTGAAACTCATTTTCTACATTTCGTTCATTCACAATTTGCCCTCGAGCGTTAAACTTAAATTTAAATTACGTATATACCATAATTAAGTCAATTCTATTAAATTGCTTTACGCCTGCTTTCAACGGCTTTACGATGCTTTTCAAGGGCATTATCTTTATTCCCGACTCTTTCAATTAATGAAATCGATTGCATTGAATAAATGAATGAATCCGCAAAGTTAGAGGCTATGTTATGGTATGGCTCATCAAGATATTTACCGTATTGCTCCGACCACTTTTTTCTGTATTTACAAAGTTGGTCTATAAAAGGTTTCACGCGGTTTAAAGCAAATACACATCTGCTTAATTTGATCTTAGCATTCGATATATTGAGATTCTTGTCCGTACGTGGTAATACAATTATTCTTGTATTGGTATGACTAAAGAGCCGTTTAAAGTCTCTCTCATATGTGTTTTCTACAATTAAACCATCTCTCCTGGCTGCATCGTGTGGTAGAAAGATGCTATTATAAACATAAGGCTTATTGAGTAAGAAATTCGCATAGAAATCAACGCCCTTATTATTGTCTGAATAATGATCTATGATTCTAATTTCGCCATGAATCACTTGATAGAAGGTCATAACCGTTAAATCGTTAACTCCAATATCCATAGCAACATAGACAGGTTCCAAAGCATCATAAAGGCTTGTATTCAAGCAACGATTTTCTGAATATGCTTTCTCAATACCTTCTTGGAAATAATAAGCATCAGATTTAGAAAGAAACGCCTCCGATACGGTGGAAGGGAATTCTTGTTTCAGCTTATCACCAAGAACGGCTCTTTGATATGAGTACCAATTGCGCTGATCCTTATCTAATGAAATGTTGCGCTTCTCTTCTAAGCTTTTGAAATATTGCTCAAGCTCATAGTCATAAGACATTTCTTGCTTCGTTCTATATGACTTTTCATCATACCAGGGAAAGAAAAAGAGTTTGTACTCCAATTCATTAAGATCTTCATTTCCCCGCTGATAGGCTTGGTTGACCATTTCAGCATAAAAGCCTTCATTGCCTTCACCCGTTGATTCGATGATTACTTGTCCATCGGATGGAACGGCTTGAAGGGTACCCGATATGACTTCATCCGCTTTTAGAGGGTTTCTAGCACAGGTTTTTCCAAATTCGGATACTAACACAGTTTGATATGCTCCCCCACGCAATGACGTATCAACACGCAGAAACGAACCATTGGAAAAGGTTATCTCACGAGCCGACCTTTGCACAATCCCAGCAAGCTGCTTTGCAACAGGCGTTAAGTTATCCAAAGCATGACCCAAAATACGTTTAAATACATATTGAGCGTGTTCGAGTGAATAACTTACAATTCCAGCAGATAGATTTGGGTTGAAGATTGTCTCATCCAACATATATAGGATAGAAAAGGTACTCATCCCAACTTGGCGAGCCTTCAAAATTAGATTGCGGTTGTGTAACCCATCCAAGACTTGTGCTTGAATAGGATTAAGCCTAAAAGGTATTGAGTCACCTTGCTTATTTACGATACGATAAAGATTGTTCATCCGCCAAGTTTTATCGGTAAGCTTTTGCAGGGTACTTGACATCATTGCCTTTGATAGTTTGGTGAGCTTGGTGAGTGTATGTCGTACTCACGTAATACACGATTAATCTTTCTTACAGTACGAAGCCTTAAAGGTGTTTTACGGGCTATCTCACGTTCGAAGTCTACGCCTGCTTCTTTTTTTATTGCTCGAAATACTTGATCTGTATTATCTCCTCGAGCTTTGATAATGCAGGTGATGTAATTTCTCATTCTTGCATAACTTTTCTCATACTCACGGCGTGGTCTAAGTACTTTCTTTCTTAGTCTCATGAAAGGCTCAATCTCGCCATTACGATTGATATAGACAATATCCCGATCATCCCATTGCTTAGGAAAACAACCCGTACAACAATTTAGTTGTATGCGATCAGAAAACTTAAATGATAGGTCACGGGCTTTTAAAGTGTTTTTAAGCTCTGGACTTATTTCTGGGTGGATTTCCGGATGTAAGGCTAGTTCGGGCGTGATGCCTATGACTGATGCGCTCATGTTTCCTCCTTGCGTTGAAACATTTTAAATCTTGGCGCCCAAGCAGATACACGACCTTCATCGAATTGAATATCCCAATTTGTGTTTACATGTATCCATTTTGATATGGCTTCAAATACACGGATAGATCGGGTTCTAATATCACCGTTCTCATACCATTGATCAATTTCATCAAGCAAAGGAGGAGGCAATGAGCCTTTGAGATCTACATGCTTGTAAGTAGTTCTAACCATCCAACTCATTTAAATAATGCTCCAAATGTTTGTGTCTTTGCCTAAAGTGATAATGAGTTACATTTGATACGTTATTTCTATCATGGTTCCATAACGTTACTTTATACCAGTTCTTAGACCGCTTTGCCTTTACATGCTTGTTATTCATGTATGCATGCACGTATTCTTTGATCTTTTGCACTTGGGATTGAGTCTTTAGAAAGAGAGTGTTTCGTTCCAATCTGTATACTTGTGGATACAATTCTTGAGGTATCTGATCTATGTTCTCACGGCGTTCAACAATAAAGCTCATTTCTTACCTTTATTCATCTTCTTGGTTTTCTTCTATGATTATTGGATATCTCCAATAAAGAATATAATCCTCTTCTTCTTCTTGGTACATATCCAAAAGTTCCATGTAATCTTCTTCTTGTATTTGTATATCTATCAAGGTATCTCCCGAATCTTAGAATCCATGATAATATCATTTAAACGCTCTAGAATCGCATCAATGTCGCAAGGTATATATCCCTTGGTCAGTTGTCTTCTGAACTCATCTAGATCAAATAAAGCGTTATACATATGAGATCTGATTTGGATAAGGAGTAGGTCTGATTGATCATCATACGGATCTAGCTCATAGGTTATTTTCATTTCTTTTTCTTCTTGGCTTTACCAGCTTTAGACAAGCTTATAGCGACACTTTGTTTAGGTGGATAGCCTTCTCGCTTTAGCTTGCGTATGTTTGATGATATTGTCTTTTTGCTTTTACCACGTTTTAAAGGCAATTGTTACCTCCATTTAAAGGCGTTAAACTTATTGATTATCTTCAAGCACATCTCTTTCGCTAAGGGCTCGCGTGGGATGTCCTTTGCCTTTGTAAAAATAGCCCGTAATAGGATTGCGACCCAACCAATGGTAAGTATAATCATCAACCATTTGCGGCCTTAGTCCATGCTCAATAGCGCTCTTAGTATCATAGCCAACGCCTTCGCCACCTGCAAATAGATCTTGTTCGTGGAGCAGATAATCTCGCAGAGGTACACCCCTTATATCGGGATGAGCCGCTTGTAGTGATGACCACCACATTTGGATAGCAGGGTCAGTTTCGGCTATAGTAAGCCAATCTTGATCACCTCTAAGGATATTGTCTATTGAGTTTTGATTAGGCGCTTGTGCTTGTGTTAATAGATCCGTGATAGATGACATCTAAACCTCTCAATAGTTGATATCCATATGATAGACTTTAGCTCCCTTGCGAGCCTCGGGGCTTGATGGCGTTAGATCTATGTCATAGCCCGTATTATCGTAGATCACTTCTTCGATCGCTTCTTCAAGCGGGTTGTCAGCTTGCCAAAAAGGTAAAGACTCACAACTCACGAAGAATAAAAACAAGATAGTAAAGTATTTCATACTATTCCCCGTTGTTAGGCTTAGCTTCCATTTTTTTTAACTTTTTTTTGTTGCCATTTGTCTATGAGAGATAAGGTTTTATTTAAAAAAACACTTGATTTTCGAAATCTAAATATGTTACCCCTTGGACTTATAATGCAAGATATCGAAGCATCGAACCCCTTACTTGTTACACAAGCTAAAATAGTCTTTATCTTCTGCTTATCATTAACATCTTGATACATATCAAACCATATCTTAAAAGCGTTAGCCATTGTTATTATCGCCATCAAGCTCATCTTGAGATAGCTTTTTAATTAACGCCCCGCTTCGAAACGCTTCGAGAAGGTCTTCAAAGCTTGCTTTTGCCTCAGCATCCTTACCAATTTCAGCCTTGAATTTTAAAAAGTCTCTCCACTCCTTATTGTAGAGGGCTTGATAGCTCATAGCATGAGTCCCGTTGAAATTAGGATCGTCTTGATAGATGCTAGAGTTGACCAACTTTCCGGCCATAAGGTCCTTAGCGTCAGCGTATGCCGCTGCAAAAACAGGGTAGTCCTCAACAAGCCTATTAATCCAGGATTTAGTCTTACCATGCTTACGAGCCCAAGGAGCAAAGTGAGCGCTCCTTGAGTTTTCGGCATAATCTAATAGATCATCTATCAAGACTTTGAGCTTGTCATCAGTCCAGATCTTAGCATATCCGTTGCCCTTGTGAGCAGCCATAATTAACCTCATAAGTTTTTGATTTTAAGCTATTAAATCCAAGTATATATATCAAGCAAATCTTTTTATGTTAGAGCTTGTTGTGTATAATGATTATACATGCTACTATATGGATATAGTCACGAGCACCACGGCAAGCAACAAGCTACTAAAGAGTGTGAGACTACAAGACTACAAGACAAAAAACACAAAACATAAATGGAGACAAGCAAATGTATACATATGATTCTTTAATTGCAGAGGGCCAAGCAACACACAACATTAACGGGCAAGATCTTGTTGAGCTATGCGAGCCTATGGAATATCTGGACCGTTACACAAATAGAGTTTCATACCGAAAGTGTATTTTACTGGACAAAGATAACCTGGAATATGTTGCGTTTTATTCTGCTAGAGCCAAGAAACCAAAGACTATTGTCTTAGCTACTGAATACAACAAACAATTACTTGGTTATTAGATCTAAACGCCCCTTAACGGGGGCTTTATCAACAAACATAAATGGAGACAAGCAATGAAAGATCAAGACTTTAAACCAATGATTTGGGTTTCAAACTTAAGAAAATACAACGAAGGCTTTTTAAGCGGTGAGTGGATTGACTGCACGCTTGGAGAAGAACATATTTGGGAGCGTGTTAATGAGATCTGTGGTAAGGATGAATATTCTATTGATGACTATCAATACTTTTATGGGATTAATGTTACAGATGAATCCTTTAAACAAATATCCGATATTGCGGAAGCATTGCAAGATCAATCTGACGATAATGACCGCTATGCATTTGCGATATTTTATAACGACTACGGAAAACAAATTGATGCCGCGCTACGTTGCATAAAAGACAAAGTAATTGGCGTTTACGAAAGTGACATTGATTTTATCGAACAATACTTGGATGACACAGGATTTTTTGAAAACACACCAAACGATGTTATTGATTACTTTGATTTTGAAAGTTACTACCATGATCAATGCTTAAACGGCGTATTCGATAAAATATGTTTAAATTATCGCGTAAATCTTTATTACTACGCTTCATAACGGGGTGGGGGGAAAACATGAAAGATATGGAATTGCCGGATTATTTAGATGAATACATTGCCCAATGTGAAGTTGATTTAGATCGTGTTATTGACCCCGTGGACTTTGCGCGGGAGTATGCTTCAATCTTTGAATACACGGCCAGATACAATGAAATGTATCAACTTGCTTTGGACTATGCAAACGGTTGGATTCGCGGGGGTGGAAGATGAGACTTGAGCCCTATGTTGATGATAAGATGAATTATGATGAATGGTATCTTGAGCACGTGTATAAAGACACGGCTCAACTGATCTTTGACTTTGTAATTAGAAGACTGATTGGAGACGTACAATACCTTGATGGTTGCGAAGATGAGACAATAGAAGATTACTTTGATAAAACATTTGAGCACATCTTGGAAGAAGACTTCTATTACTTCGAAGGGTGGAGCGCTAAAGATGCGTTGGTTACATGGTTTCAACAACGAAAGCAGGAGTTAGAAAATGAATGAGAAGAAATTAAGAGATCTTTTAAGAGATGACATTATAGAAAAATACAGACAGGCTAACATAGAGCTATTCGAGGATATCAAGATTGCTTTGATCGATGACTTTATTACCAAGCGTAATATTTCTTCGTCTAAAATTGATTTAGATAAGACGCTAGAAATCATTAATTGCTTATTAATTGATGGTAAAGCACTTGAGAATTGTATAAATATTAAAATAAACTGTGATATTCAAGGATTTGTCAAATTTTTCTCGAATATTCTCAGCGAACTTATTAATTTGGAGATTTGGAATGAGAAATAACGTATTTGAAATGACTTCCTTAATTTATGAAAACTTAAAAAAAATGGGATTAATCCAAAGAGACTACATTGATAAATACTTAAGAGAGAAACTAAGATTTAGAGAATTCAGTGAAGAATCGTGCTGTTTTTCGGCAATGATACCATTATACATTAGAGCGGAGATAGAAAAATTTATTATCCTTGAAAATGACAATTTAAATGAATTGGATGTTGAAGACACGACACTTTACTTTATCACAAAATTTCTTTTGGATAAGATTATCCCATCATAAATAGATTAAAACATGCTCAAGATCGTTTTATGTTTCCGAAAAGTGTTCCCCACTTTGTGGTTTTGATCTTGAGCTTTTCTTATGCCCCGTCGGCTTGTCTCCACTTGCCACCTAAATGACGGGGCTCTTTTATTGACAAATGTAAAATGGTTTGATATTTTAAGATCAAACTACTAAGGCTAAAAGATTTACTATGTACGAACTTGATTTTGACACTTGGAAAGATAGATTGGAGCAATGCTGTAACCTATTGGAGCTTAATATGGTATACTACGATTATTGGTTTGCAGGGGGAAATGATTCGGAGATTGAAGGCGTTTATAAAAGAATGCGGTGGTGGTTAAAGAATCAACAACACTTAAGAGTAATTTAAAATAAGAGGATTTATGGGCTTATCCATGACACTTTCACTTCGCGTAGAAGTTGGAGACAAGAGTAATAAATATAACCATGAAAAATATCTTTATGTATTTCTGGAGGATGAAAAACATAAAATTTTAGCCAACAATAAATTTAGGCGTGAAAAAGATAATATAAAAATGTATGCACTTGTTGAAATTGGATGCTGGAGAAATGCATATCAAATTGATGAGTTGATAAAAAACTTTTTATATTCTACCGATTCAGACGGAGTAGAATTCATATTATGTGAAAATACTTTGCGTAACTTAAAGAAAGTCTGTAAATGTTTGCTATTTGAGGATAAACAGGCTAATGGTATCTTTCCTACAATTGAGGAATTTTCCCGGCAAGACATTGATTGTCAATCATGGTACAAAGAGCAACTTGAGAGAACGATTGAAATTGTTGATAATGCGATTGAAATTTGTGGTTACTATCAACAAATCAATATATATCCTGAAATTATTTATACCTCATGCTAACAGATCTGTTTGAGTAACGTAAGTCTACATTCTTTAGACATACTAGAATCAACGAGAATAGGCCTAATTTGGCGTATAATCGTCTATCTTTCTACAAAGGAGAAATAACATGGAAGGATTGATTTTTGAAAAGAAAGTACCGAAAATAAAAAACGATGTAAATAATTATTTTATGGTCTTGACTCAAGGAAGAGTCTCGGATAATGTCAACAAAGTCTATATTCCTAAATATTTTTATCAATTGGTGTTTTTTACGGCCGACTTTGAAGAAAACGAAGTCGTTACCGTAGATGACGATTATTTTCATGATCTTCTGGAACATTATAAGATCTCAAAGGCCAGCCTTAGCTTAAAAAAGCTGGCTCCTCTCAAACAGTTCTTAGATTAATATTCAAAAAGCTCGAGAATGGGTCTAATTCAGCGTAGAATCGACGAACGGCGCGGGGGCTATATATCTTTATTCCTGTAAAGCTTTAACGCCTTAGACCCATGTTTTTTAATATCTAATATCTATTCTTTATAGCTATAGACCAATGTTTCTTGGAATCCAAGTTCTGTCTTATAGATCTTTAGTCCCATGTTTCTTTGGATCCAAGACTTACTTATCTTTTTAAATCCAAGAACAGTTGTTTGGTTTCTTGTCTTTATCCTTTCTTCTTTGTTTTTAGTGAGCGATCGAAGATAGAGCGAACTCACTAAAGAAATACCAAGATATATTTATTTGGAAATATGAGCTTCCTTTAGAAGCGAATCATATTTGGATAGTGAGACGATATTATAGAGTCGAACTCACTAATAGAAATCCATGAATATTTAAGCTTAAAGTCATTTAGACATAGTACGCCTTAAGTCTTATCCAAGAAAAATTCCATATTGTTATAAGTTATTTATTCCTTTAGCATGCCTTCTTGCATTCTGAAAGACTGACCGCTTTCGAAGCCGCTTCCTCACCATCTCTAGCATGCTTCGCTTTCCTCCTCCTTTCTCTCCGTTCTCAGGAGTTCGGCTGAGATTAGGGAAGCTTGAAGTCTTGCAAGGAGCAAGCATGCAAGGGGGATTATTAAGGGGGGGAACATATAAAGTCAAGAAGAAAAAATAAAAGTTTTTTGCGAATTTATATGCTTGAGATTAAATGACTTGAAAAAAGTTATTGACTTTTCAGGGAGAACCTTCAAATATTTGTTTACATTGGATCTTATTTTATCGAATTCTATGACCTAAGAAATTATTTGAAGTTGATCTTAAGAATTTATGAGGCTAGAATTCGGAAATGAAAAAGGAGCTCGTTTGGCTGGGAGCTCCTTAAATTGAAACATAGAATCTAGGTTTTTATATGTCTGAATTATATCAAGAAAACGTCGTACCTTCAAATAAATTAATTTCTTTAATCCACTTCATGCAAGAAAAAGGGATCTTTTTTCATGAAGATGTTTTGGTCTTGGATAACAAGATCCATAAATTTGATTCTCATGGCTCTTCAAATAAAAGCGAATGGTACTCGGGAATTGTTTTACCAAATGGATATATACACGTTTGCTTTGGTTCTTTTTCGTTACATATTTCTAAATCATGGAACAATAAGGGATCCAAAAGATTTAACAAAGATGAGATTGAGGAGATTGAAAGAGAGAAAACTTTACATCTTAAAAAGCTGCAACTTGAATTGCAAAAAGAAGACGATCTTGCCTGTGAGAAAGCAAAAGCGATTATTTCAAATTCGGAAAATGTTAGCGAGCATTCTTATTTAGAAACCAAACAAGTGTCTGCTCTTGGAGGAGTAAAGGTTAACGTAGACACATTAGTCATTCCGATCTATGACTCAAAGTTCAATATCAGATCTTTACAGTTCATATCGCCGGATGGATCTAAGAAAATGTTATATGGGGCTCTAACAAAAAGAAGATTCTTTATGTTTCCTCATATGGAATCTGATTACAAGGGAGAAATCTATTTTTGCGAGGGATATGCAACAGGGGCAAGTATTTATGCTATAACGCAAAAACCGGTGGTTTGTGCTTTGAGCGCTTCTAATGTTGTTCCATGTGGAATTGAATTGAGATCATGCTTTACGGGAGCAAAGTTTATTTTCTGTGGAGAAAATGACGAAGCTTCTTTTAAAGAAAAGGATAAATGGCAAGAGCTTGTAAGCCCTTATCTGGTTTTTCCCGACAATTTGGAGTGCAACGATTTTAATGACTTATACATAAAACATGGGAAAGAACATTGTTTAAAATGTTTACGATCAACTTTCTTGCCTGTCTATGGTCTTACGGAGTATCTATCTTTAGAAATACCCACCAGGTCTTTTGTCGTTGAACCTTTTTTAGCTACCAATACTATGAATATAATTATCGGAAAGAGTGGGATTGGAAAATCCTTTTTTTCCTATGAGCTTGGTTTATCGATTGCTATTGGCTGTGACTTCCTTGGATATAAAACAAATAAAAGAAAAGTCTTATACATTGATTCGGAAATGAACGATCTCGAATGCCAAACCCGATTAAAGCAAATGGTTTTTGCACATAAAAACGACGAATTAGAGGAAGACCATTTTGGATTGTTAACCACATCATCTATTCATAAGTTAGACATACTGGAATTCAATTTATTGAATGAAGGACACCTTAAGATGGTGGAAGATGCCATGATGAATTACGACGTTATCATAATGGATAACTATTACAATTTACACCAATCAGACGGAAACGATTACCAACAAAGTCTTGTAAAATCATGGGAAAAGATACAACACTTTTATAAAGATCAAATTTCAAAGAACAAAACTTTAATATTGATCCATCATGCCAATAGATCAAATGAGATCGTCGGTTCTCAAAAAATGATAATTCCTATGTCTACCATTATTAAACTTACTCCATATGAAGATCTTTCTGTTGGGAGAAATGCTATATATCAAGAAGAAACCTCGAATGATTCTTCCATTGATTTAGTTATGGAGTTCTCAAAACACAGGCATTTTTGGGGTAAGTCCGCTCTCCCTAAAAGGATTCAATATAGACAAACATTACCAAATCAATTTGATTGGAATGTCAAGGAATTGGTGAAGGCATGAAGCTTGGAGATTTACTAAAAAAAGAATCGAAGAAAAAGAAGAAAGCTTCAAAAGAGATTATCGTTTCCATAAATATGGAAAACGAAAAAGTAAAGAAAAGGATGGCTTGGCAAAAGAAAATTGTTCTTGCCTATCACGAACAAAACATAATACTTAAAAGAAAGATAGTCTCTCGCTATTTACATATTCCTAAAGGAACTCCCGGGGGGCTTTTAAATATGGAAGCGTTAAAGATTGTGGAAGATAAAACATGGGTAGAAGAGGCCAAAAAAAGAATCGATAAAGGCTTTCTATTGTGTCACTTATCCGGATGGGTGTTTTTGTTGCCGGAATCTGACTTGAAAATAAAAAAAGGATAAAGATAGAATTCGACTATCTCGTTCGTAAGACCAACTAGATCAGTTTAGACTTGCCTGTAAAAAAGTCAAATCATGATTATTCTTCATGCGGGGCTACCAAAAATAGCCCCTTCTTTTTTAATCTTTATCGTATTCTTTTAAACTGTCTAACAAAGCTTTGATGATATATCCCATCACCGGCCCTTCCATGTTGAAAAGCTTATAATTTTCCGCGAATGTCACGATTTCGCATTCAGACCTAAACTCATGGATTGAAGCGACCGAATCTATCGTGAAATGAATACAATCTGTTTTGTTCGGAAAGATTGATAAAATTCCGCCTTCAATGTCGTAGCTTGAATTTGTTGTTAATTCTATGAACATAAATCTCCTTATTTTGGTGTTTAATTGTTCTTAAATTGATTATCTATGCTTGGGCTGTATGATATGACCTTTAACGGAAGATCGTTGATTCTAGGAGTCTTCAGGATTGTTTAAATATGCCCAATGTGATGGCTTTGCATAATGAACAGGTAATAACCATTTGCTTTGAGGATGAATGTAAAATTTAATTATATCTCGTAGATCTAATTCGGCAGAGAAATATCTTGTTTTACTTTCTCCGAAAAACATCTCTCCGTTAATTAAAATTAATAATTTACCTTCTTTTGAAGGCTCTTCTTTATCAAATATATGCCATTCAATCATCTTAAACTCCTTTGTTTTTGACGTATTCGAACCATTGTTCGGCCATTGCTTTGGCAAATCCGGTAAATGTTCTACTTCTAATTCTTGATCTTTCTTTTTGACTTAATGCCTTTGTTTCCCAATGCCATGCCGGATCGGTCTTGCCGTTCTTATATTTATACAACTTTGGCTTAACGATATTCGTAGGTTCAAGCTTCGGAAGATTCTTGAGCCATAATCCTGTTTTCTTTCTTTGCGGATCACCAAACCAGAACGGTTCTACATACTGATCAGGCTTTCTCCATGTAGTACTAATTATTCCGACAGGATTTTCGATCGCTATATGATTACATTTGCATAATGCAAACTTCATGAAAAATTCTATCGCTTCCTCACGGCGTCCTTGTCTATCCGGAAAACGATCTTTAAATTTAGGATTCATCCATTTATTGCCGCATATTGTTAAATATGTGCAAGGGGGATGAGCAATAATCAAATCCCAATCATCATTAAGCAACGGAATAACATCTTGTCGTAAATGTCTTTCGGGGAATTCTCCGGAACATGGCTCAAGATCACAAGAATAAACATCGGAGCCTAAAGAAAGAAATTCCTTAAGAACAACTTGGCTTTCTTCGCATGCTATTAATACTTTCATTTATTACCTCTTTCGGATCTAAGGATAAGGCTTCGTGGATATCAAGCATTTCCGTTTCATTCGTCTCATTTATGAATTGAGTCATATCGATCTTTTCGTTTTCTTCTTTCAAGGCTTCTATCTTATGTACGTAATCGGCATATACTTCATTCGTTTGAGGAGGAATCTTCGTCACCATGATATATCCTTGGTTTTGGTAAATATGACCAATGGGTTACGAGTTTAAGCAACTCTTGAATATGGCATGAATGGCAAAAGGAATACCACTCAGGTTCTTTAATTGCCTTAGTGTTGGGCTTTTCTCCTTCAAATCTGTAGCGATAGCGGAAATAAGCAAAGATCGCCGTTTCATCGTTTATCACCATAACAGGAACAAAGTCTGAAATTCCCCTGATGGTTGGTAGTTTGTCTTTAACTGATATCCATTCCATAGTTTTCCTTATAGATTTTATCAATTTCTTCTATAGCTTTTTTTGAATCTTCAGAATCATAACACATGAAAAGACCTATAGATCTTATAAACCATTCATTATGTTCCGGATCAAATATGAATGCCGTATTCATATCATATCCGGGTGTCCCGGGGTTAACAACAATAATGTTAGCCTTTTTGTTTCCTATAACGACTGGATAAGTACTTTTAATGGCAAACAATCCTTTGCATTGAAACAGAATCTCAACGAAACAAAGATCAATCGTATTGGGAAGGTTAATTATCCCCGCTTTACTATCGATAAGATTGATCGCGTTTATTTCCGGGTGTAAATTGATATCTTGGCTTCCAAACTTAAATATATTCATTTTATTCTCCTGTCTAACTTTTCAATAAACAACAAAAGTCTTTTGGCGATTCGAAAGAAGAGGTTACCGACATTATAAAAGGTCTCGCTGAAATCAAGTAATATATGATCAATAATTGTCAGCATCTTTATTACTATGTATTGCAAAGGCGTATATCTCATAGACTTTACTTTCCTAATTAAATATTGACGATATTCGGCTAAACGCTTGGTTAAACCCAAATCTAATTCTTCTCCCACTTTCTGAACAAATATCCCAAGATAAATGTTCCGATAAAGATAAATATCAACTTGATCATTGGTTACTCCTTTGAATCCTTATCTGAGTACAGATCCATAAACCTTATACAATCTTCCTCAAAAATTGCTCTTACTTTGTCTACGATAACGCGACCTCTTACGGACATAATCGACTGAAATACTTCGTGGATTAATTGTTCGAATGGATATTCTTTTTCGATTTTCATCATGACTGAATACATATGAGAAATAATGGAATTAAGAATTGGTGAGGCGTCTAATTCTCCATTACATTCAGTTAATACCCTTCTGGCTTCTTTGCCAACAATTGCCTGTAATAATCTGGCTGAGTGATAGTTAACATCTCCATAGCTATTGGACAATTCATTAGCTATTATTGATATGATTTCATCTGTTTTATCTATGTTTTGTTTCACTGTTACTCCTTCTCCAAGATAATCATCCAATGACCGTCTTGGTATTTCTGGAAAGGTTTAAGTTCTTCTTCTTGAACGCCTAAAGACTCAACATATTTCTTGTAATCTGTCTTATAGATTGGCTTTGTCTTTCTGATCTTAGCTCCAAAGCCTTGAGAGGAAAGACCGTCCGTAAGATCAATCATTTTAGCTTTCAGGTCTTTTAGTCTTGCGTTATCAAGGTCTATCTTAGCCTTCATTGTTTTGTATTCTTCAACATATACTTGAAGCCTTGGATCCAAGATCTCCACATAATCGGATTCTGTCATTTCAGGTTCTTCAAGATAAACTAACTTATGCCAGAAATCTGTGTTGGCAAGAATGATCTTATCGATAAGATCTTGATCCCTTTCAACGTAGATCACTTGGATTTGATCTTTGAAGAATGCAACATAGTCCATTGACTGAATTCCCATAACTTCCATTTGGTGTTGCATTTGTATGTTATAATATTCGGGTATCTTTCCATCTAAGGCTTGAGAGAAAAGCTTTTCCGAACACTTGATCTCAATGGCTACTTTATTGTGTTCGTCCCAACCGTCCAAAGAACAGCTCATGAATGGAATCTTATCATGTTCAAAGACCTTAGACTCACAAGCCAATTCAAACTGAAGGTTATAAAGCGCTAAGGCCAACGGTTCTTGTTCTTTACCCCTTCTCATAGCTTCGTTTTCTTTGATATTAATATCATTCACTCTTCGATACCAAAGGCCATAAGGGGATTCCCATGGATTCTTTCCTAAGATAGTTGCAGCTTCCGAAGCGCCGATATGCATGGATCGGAACTCGTGCCATTCCGGAGTGTTTTGTTTTACGTCGATTAATTTAGGCATTGTTTACCTCGCTTGCTCGTTTTAAGGTGGTTAGAATAGCTTTAAATTGCCCTGCCTTTATGTTGGTCAGGCTTGATATCTTGTAATGCTTTAGAAAGTCTTTCTGTCGCTTTTCTTCTAATCTTCCGAAGTACTCGGAAAGCGTGAAAACTTGATCGTCTGAAATTGGTTTTTCTTCTTCTTGGTTTATTGGCAATTCTTCTTCTATTGGCATCTCTTCTTTTGTATAAATACCGGATAACTCTGCAGGAAACGCTTTTCTTAGAGCAAGGGCTTCTGCGCATTTACCTAGCATAATATGAGGTTTTGTTGCCCAAAAATGCACTAATTCACCATCTTTCTTTCGTTGAGCATATTCCTCCCAAAAAGCCTCAGATCCGATTTCATGCCATGAACCATCAGGCGTCATTTTCTTGACATAAGCTGAAGCGCTTAGCAGTTTATTTTCTTTTGTATAGTTAAATACAGTATCCCTTCCCGGACTGTATTTTCCCGTCCTGTCTGCTATTAATCTATATCCATCAATTCCGGTTTGTATGCTCATGGTGTATTTCTTAAGCTTGCTATTCCAGATCTTAACTGCATATATTTGTCTCATAAATGGATCTAATTCCGTTCTTTTACATGCATGCATGAATATCTGAAGTTCTTCTTCAGAAAATCCGGGGCATATATGATTCTTCAATAGTGCTATTTGATCTTCAGAAAAGTAATTATTCTGTTTGTTCATTTTTTTCCTCCTTTTCTTGTTGTTCCATATAAGCCTTTGATATTTCTAGAAAATTTTGTGTATCTTCAAAATATGAGCTTGTATTAGGATCCAATTGAAGATACTTTTCAAAAAGTGTCTTTAAATTCATTCTTAATCTCCTTTAAGAATTGTTGTTACTTGAGACCCACTTACGCCTTGTGGGTCTTTTTATTAAACTTGAGTGTATAGCGACTTTACATTTTAAGTCAAAGACAGATATTTTCTTGCTCATTATTTTGTATAGTACTTATACTTCGACCAACAAAAGAAGGACTATGGATCTAAAGACTTGGTTGCAATCAAGCGGTCTAACCGTTTTACAACTTGCCAAAGAATTAGGCGTCACTAGAATGACTGTTTATAATTGGGTAAACGGAAAGCCCATATCAAAAATGGGCGCTACATTAATTGAGGTCTATACTGCAGGAGTGGTGAAGGCCGAAGAACTGTTAAAGAACAATCATGAATGAATTAACGCTTATCTTGAAGGGAAAGCCGGAACCACAACAACGTGCTCGTATTACGAAATGGGGTTCTTATGACCCTTCTAAAAATTCTAAACTATGGATAAAGACACAAATGCAAATGGATCTTGAAGGCAAAGACTTTAAAATGATTCTTGAGCCTGTAGAATTGATTATCTTATTTCATATGCCCATTCCTGCCAGCACGTCAAACAAACGCAAAACAGCTATGTTAAACGGTGAAATAAAGCATGTTAAGAAGACAGGTGACCTGGATAATTTATACAAGAAAATTACCGATTCTATGAATGAGTTAATATATAAAGACGATTCGCAGATTTGGCGTGCTGAAATGGAAAAGATCTATTCAGAAGATCCAAGAACGGAAATAACACTTATTTGGTAACAATTTAGAGGGCGATATGAAAATCATTGAAGGTTTAAAAAAAGTTAAAGAACTAGAAAAGAAGATTAATGACTTGATAGCTAAAGTTGAATTAGCTTCTGCAGATACAGAGCTTGACACTCCGCTTTATCCGGATCAAAAAGCGAAAGTAGCTGAATGGATGCAAGCGATTCATGACCTATTACTAGAGATTGAAAGACTTAAATATCGTATTCAAAAAACTAACGTATTAACTGAAGTGACAATTGAGCTTGGAAACAAACAAATAACCAAGTCTATTTCTCAATGGATTCTTAGACGACAAAGCTTTGCTGAAAAAGAAAAATATGCTTGGTCTAGGCTTACAGATAGAGGCTTACAGACACAAGCGACTAGATCTAGCAATACTTCAGAACCTAAATATTATAAAGTTAGGATCTATTTCGATCCTCAAGAGCGTGATAAAATGATGTCTGTATATTCTTCCGAACGTTCTATCATTGATGGAAAGCTTGAAATTGTAAATGCAACAACAGATTTATTAGAATAATAGGTTATTAGATCCTCTTTATCGTTTTTTGTTAAATAATCATATAATGATTCTTTGGTTTTTTTTCGGAGATTAATCTTAAATATTGCTTTTTTTCTTTCCT